TACCGCCAGTATTAGCGTGGTTTTGCCACACCGTATTAGTGCCGGTTGTTGAAGTGTAATTTGCTCTTGCTGTGGGAGCGGCGACATTGAATGTGTAAGTTAGGGTGTTTGTTCCCAAACCAAAATTCGTCCCATCAAACGTCAGCGCACTCCCGCTCGTCGCCACCTTGGACGCATTCAAGTACAACACGCCGTTGGCGGTGCCCGCTCCAAAAGTGGGATTGTTGGTCAGCGTCGTGATGGATGCCGAGGTGTTGATCAGGTTGGTGATCGTGGCCGAGGCACTGGTCAGCGTCGTGATATTGGCCGAAGCAATGCTCAGATTGCTGATGACAATGCTGGTTGCGGTTAGATTGGTAACCGTAGCCGAAGTCGCCGTGAGCGTGGTAATCGTCGCGCTGGTCGAGGTCAACTGAGTGACCGTACCGCTGCCTATGCGGGCAACCGTAAATGACCCGTCTGCGCAGGTAATGCTGCTCGGGTTGGTCCCCAGCTCCACGACCTGACTGCCGGAGGTAATCGTAAAGAGCCGTTTGTCTGCGGTATTAACCGCCAGCTCCGCGCCGCCTGCCGCGTTGGTCAGATTGGCCGTGGCCGGGACAGAACCCGGAGTGTCGCTTTTCTTAGTCAGAATCGTAGGCATTAGTATGCTCCCCCGCTGAGGGTTCCCGTGGCGTTAGCCAAGTCAAGATAATAACTGCCGTGCTGCCCATCCAGCAAATCGGCGTTGAGGTTTGCTACAAGCGTTGTAGAGGCGATCACAAGGCTACCCAAGGATAGGTTAGTGATACTTGCACTGGTGCCCGCTAGGGTCGTTACCGTGCCGCTCGTAGAGGTTAAATTCGTTGCCGTCAAAGACCCCGTGCTGAGGGTCGTAATCCCAGCAGAAGTCGAGGTCAGCGTCGTAATCGTAGCCGAGGTAAAGGTCGCGTTAGACAGCGACAGGCTGCTTACGGTCAGGCTTGATACCGACAGGTTGGTAATACCTGCCGAGGTCGCCGTCAGGGTCGTCACCGTACCACTTGTCGCCGTCAGATTTGTCGCCGTCAGAGAGCCGCTGCTTAGGGTCGTAATACCCGCAGACGTACTCGTAAGCGTAGTAATGGTCGCGCTCGTGAACGTGGCGTTGCTCAAAGACAGGCTAGAGACGGTCAGGCTCAATACGGACAAGTTGGTGATGTCCGCGCTGGTGCTCTTAAGCGTCGAAACCGTACCGCTTGTTGAAGTCAAATTGGTCAGCGTAGCCGAATCGCTGGTCAGTACCGTGACGTTGCCGCTCGCGTACCCCAAGGCCGTGCCCGACAGCGTGGTAATTGCAGCCGAGGTGCTTGTGAGCGTCGTGATCGTGGCGCTGGTAAAGGTGGCATTGCTAAGCGACAAACTGCTGACGGTCAGGCTCGCAACCGACAGATTCGTAATGTCAGCGCTGGTGCTCTTGAGCGTGGTAACCGTGCCGCTCGTGGACGTTAAGTTCGTTGCCGTCAGCGACCCGCTCGTGAGTGTCGTAATGTGCGCACTCGTACCCGTCAGCGTCGTGATACCCGCACTCGCCGCCGTCAGCGTCGTCACACTTGCAGACACCACGCCCAACTGCGAAATCGACGCGCTCGTTGCCGTCAGTCTCGTAGCCGTCAAATCCGTAACGGTCGAGGACGTAAACGTAAAGTTGCTGATCGTGGCGCTGGTTGCCGTAAAGTTGGTAACCGTCCAACTCGTGCCTACAAGCGTAGCAACGGTGCCACTCGTAGAGGCCAAATTTGTCAGCGTGGCCGACCCGCTCGTCAGCGTCGTGATGTTGGCGCTAACCGCCGTCAGGGACTGCGCATTCGTAATCGTTGCGCTTTCAATCGTCTTCCCATTGAGCGTTGCCGGAATGTCAGCATTCACCAAAGCGCGGAACGTCGGGTCAGCGTTACCACCGCTTGCAGGGCCAATGAATGCTGCGTTCGCCGCAACCGGCGCAATAAGTTGTACGCTGCCCCACGTATACGCACCCGTCCCACCCGATACGAGTACCTGACCCGCAACGCCAGTCGGACCCAACGCCATAACCGAACCGGTCGAATAAGGTAGCGCACCGGCAATCGGAGACAACGCTGAACCAGTACCGCCACGACCCAACGGCAATGCACCGGAAGTCCTCGCGCCATCCGACAAGTCCACCGCCGGGTGAACGTGATCTTCACGCGCCAACTTGCTCGACGTACCCGTCGCTGCGACACCACCTGCAACCGGTACCGATGTCGCGTAGTCAGCCGATAGCGTCAAATTCTGTGCAAGATTCCCGCCGCCGATGATTCCGCTGCCGGTAATGATCTGACGCGAATCCGGTACGTATCCCGTAACCACCAGCGACGTGGTGCTAATGCTGGTGATGCGGCCTTTGGAACTGACTGTAATAACCGGTACCTGCGCACCCGTGCCATACGTGCCCGCAGCGACACCCGTCGCGTCCAACTGCGTATCACCGATGCCACCGTTCGCTACCGCAATCGTAATGTCGTGCGACAACGTACCGCCGCCCGTCAGCCCCGTACCCGCATTGATGGCGCGACTTGGCGGTACCGTCAGATTCTGATTGATCTGACTGAACTGAACCTTATAGGTCGTACCCGCAATGACAATAGGAAAGTAACCCGCCGGGTCAGCGACCGGGGCTTCGGGTAACTGCGTGATCCGCGATGGCACCAAATTTGAGGGTACCGTAGCCATTATGGCACCTGCTCCGGTTCAAGGTAATCGTCGCCTTGTTCGTTGATCAAGAACGTGTTGCCGTCTTCAGAAATCACACCATAGGGTGCGCTGGTGAGCGGCGTGTCCGGACGAACAAAAGGCAGTGTAATTCTTTCAGTCTGACGCGCTGGCAATCGGTACGGATCAAGTTCATCCAGATCCGCTTTGCATACGCGCAAGCCCGGATAATTCGGATCAGGCATCAATTCTTCAAGCGGAAACTTGCGACTACATCTATCGCAAATTCCAATAGCCGCATAAACTTTTCCGCGAGTATCAAGATAAAGTGGCATGGCTTATCTGGAATATGGGCTGATATTCACTTGGAAGTAGATCGGAGAATTATCTCTCTCTTCCGCTTCCGCCTGCGCCAACGCCTTCTCTGCCTTCGCTTCTAAGATCGGCATCAGACCCGCATCCACTTCCGGAGTTTCTTCCGCAAGCTTCGATGCCAACATCGCAACGACTGCATCAAACCAACGCTGCGGGATTTCCAACTCCTGCGTCATGGTGCCAACGTCCATGATGTACCGATGCCGCCACACCACAATCTGCTGCGTTTCTGCCGTCGCATTCGGAATCGGCCACAAGCGCATGATCGGACGATTGATCTGACGGTCAAACCAGAACTGCAACGGGCGACCTTCAAACGACTTGTTGGGCAACGCCGTGTAATCATCACGGTTCAATCGCGCAATCGGAATCTCCGTCGGCGTATTGCCAAAGTACACATCCGTTGTCGTCAACGTCCCGCTTGTGACACGCACTCGGAAATAATCCGCCGTCTGCGGGATGGTGGTATCTACCCAACTCCACTCGCCCAAAATCTGCGTCGGAGCCGTGGTGTCTTCCACAGTCGGCACAATCGTCCACACCGAACCATTGTTGGACTTCTCAACCACATACGGCTGAGATACCGCACCCCACTTGATGCCAACCGTCGTAACGGTCAAGCCTTCGTCGCTGAAGTTGGTGAACGTCGTTGCCGTAGAAGATTCAGTACCCAGCGCCTGCTGCAACGTACGCAGGTTCGTATTGAGTACGTCCACCGTACCCAAAGGCAGCGTTACCGCGCCTTGCCCCTCATAAAGCGGCATCACCGTGCGTTCAATACACCAGAGCTGTACACCACGGTTCGCAAGATTGCTTAGGACCAAATACAACTGGTCGTTCGCAATGTCGATCATCTCAGAAGTGATCTGCTGCGCACCCAGCCGACAACGCCTGTAGGCATGGTCAATAACCTGCCTAGTCGTGAATTGAGTTGTCGAAACTGTACCGGAAGTTGCCATCAGGGTCCCTCTTGCGCCGTGGTCTACTGCACCGAGCAGACCCTAATGACTATCTGTCGCTATCTTAGCACTAGATGCCTTACGCCACCTTGCGACGCATCATACCGCCATGGGCCTTGCGATCCGGCATGTCAATGCTGCGACCCGGAGCATGCTTCTCAGCGCGTTCCATGGCTTCGCGAGCACGACGGTCCTGACGACCGAGCATCTTCGCCTTCTTCGGGCTACCGCGATACGGGCCCGTCTTACCGGCGTAATTATCAACTGCGCCGCCCATGGCCTTCTTCATACGACGCTCTTCAGACAACGCAATCGCAATCGCCTGCTTCGGGTTTTTGACAAGTGGTCCCTTCTTGGAACCCGAGTGCAACTCACCCTTCTTGTACTCGCGCATCACCTTGGCGACCTTACCGCCGTTTTTAAATGGTGACTTCGGAAGTTCACCATACGCGCCTTGATCATATTGACGCGCATTTTCATAAATATCTCTAACAAAGTTATAGACATCATTAGCAGTCGTAGCTTGACCAACAGGACCGGCTACACGCTTAGCAACTCCGCTAACCACTTTTTTAGCGCCTGACATCATTGCAGGAACCGATCTTGAAGAAGAAGGCGCTGGTGCGGAAGGAGCCGGTGCGGTAACAGCGCCGCCTTTAGCGTATCTAGCTACGCGACCACCACGGGCTTTGCCTTGCGGTTGTGGAATTTCTTCAACAGTAACAGTGGGCTTTTTACGAGTGCCCGCCAAATAACCGGCTAGACCACTCAACGCACTAGCAGCAGTCAATGCAGCGCCAAGCTTGCCACCACTCAGCCCTCCCCGAACAGGCGCCGATTTCGGTTGTGCAAGCGATTTATTGACTATTCTATCAACATAGCTTTGAGGCATGTTCTGCTGTTTAGCAAACTTTTGAAGCTCCTTTAATTCGTCAGAAGCTTGATACCCTCCAGCCGGAACACGATTTCTTGCGTTGTATCTTAACTCTGCTTCACTCGGTAATGGGCGTCCTGTGCGGCTAAATCCGCCATTCTGAAATTTCTGAACCTTACCGCCCTTGGCGTATTCCTGTAGACCGTATTTGCCATAAGACGGCTTCTTGGCAGAAGGCATCTCAATTTTCTGGACGGTTTGCGGAACAAAATCCTTGCTCACGCTTCTGGGCGAAGACATCTCAATATTTTGAACAGTTGGCGGAACAAAATCTTTACTCACGCTTTTGGGCGAAGGTTTAGCAGCCTTCCTTGCGGCAATTTCAGCGTTTCTCTTAGCCGTCTCTTCCCTTCTCTGCGCTGCGGCTTTTGCCATCGCAGCCTTGATTTCGGCTTGGTTACGACCCTGAATCTTTACTTTGCCGCCATCGGCGTAGCCCTGACCCTTGCCCATCGTCGGACGCGATTCCATACGAGCCGCACCCCGCGCCGGAGCATTCGGCTTCGCACGAGAAGGCATACCCTTGGAGGACATCCCCGCTCGGGAAGGCATTGCTGAATCACGGAACCCAGCCGCAGCCGGGAACTCAAAATCTTTGACGTATTTAACGGCCATGTTGGTTACCTCGAAAAACGCGCCTTGAACGCTACCCACCACCCGGTGAAGCGCGCTTTTAGCACCAAGAATTTAATGCCAAGCTGATCTTTCCAAGAAAGTTGTACCGGCTCAACAACCGGCGCTGCCTTCGGCTTACGCTTGCGGATAACTTTCTTTTTCATCTCAGCAATCCCATTTTCTCAAAGATAATGCTTTGCGCGTCGGACGGCCTTTGTCATCTTTCATCGGCCCCGGCATGCCTGACATTCTCGCACAAAAAGACTTACGACGAGCCGCCGCCTTAGGAGACTTCTTGGCCTGACCAGCGGAAACCGGCGGCTTCAAGTTCATCCCCTCACGTTTGGCGCTACGGCGACCGGCTTCATTCAAACCGCCAGCCGGATTTTTTCCAGCCTTACGTTGCCATGCCGCAGTCTTGAAAGCCCCGCCGCCTTTGGAGAACTGCTTCCACTCTGCCCAGTCACCCGCGCACTTCATTACGCAATCCTCTGCATATTGAAGATGATTGACGGAATCTCCGGAATCACACCCGAGGCAGAAGAGTAATCCAGCAAAACATTTGTATTACTCACGGACCAAATTAACTGCACGTAATCACTAATGCTCATAGACTCAAAAATTGTAATTTGAGCCAATGTTTTTCCACCGTCTGCTACTTTTGGAACGGAAATTACCGAAGCCGAGTTAGGAATGTTAGTGCCGTTCTTTCTGAACCAAAACGTAGAAGTGTGGTTAGTACTGTCGGTATTGGCAAACTGAATGCTTGTATTTATTGAATAAATACCCGCCGCAGCCACCGTCACGTTCGTACTAGAAGCAATCGTGATCCCCGTATTAAACGAGGCCGCGTTGTTCATGTTCGCCGTGTACGCGACGTTAGCCGACGTAGCCGTTTGATCTACGTGCGATTCAAACTGTGCAATAGCCCGGTTCGTAATCGTATTGAACGGAACCGTACCCGCACTGATCGTGATGGAGTTGAAACTACCCGTCGTGTTGCTAATGGTGACGGAACTAATTGTCCCGCCCACAATGCTCACAGAATCATTGGCAAAGTTCTTAACCTGAGTCGCGGAGATCTTGACGGAAGTAGAACTTTGTACCGCTTCAAAAAGTTCCGTTCCGCCAAGCGCCGTACCCGCCGACAGATCCGTGATCTTGACGTTAGCCATGGCTTACTTCGTAGACTGCTGGACAACCGTGAAGCGAACCGATCCGCTGCCCGAATTGATCTTCAAGCGAACCGCTCGCATCAACGTCGTCGTGAACTGAGTCTCATCGCCACTCGCCGCCGTCAAACTCGCTGCCGGATGCGGGACCGCCATCTGCACAATGCTCGTGTCAAACGGATCTTCGTTGGTGTACTCCACCGAGTAGTTCACCGTTCCGCTCGTCTTGGCGGAAATCGTGGTGACCTGATTCGGCGTGTAAATGTCCATCGGAATCCAACCGGTATATCCCGGCAGCGCATTGCCAATGCTGATCGTCGCACTCGTCGGCGCAGAAGAAGTTACCCCAGTCACCGTCGCAAACGACAAGGCACCGGTCAACGTACCCGAAGCCGTCACTGCAAGCGTCTCCACTTGCGGCGCACCACTCGGAGCCGTACCCGTGACAATGAAATTCACCGTGGCCGACTTCTCACTAAACGCAGTGATATAAGCCGGAACCGTCAGCGTGGCAACGCCACCCACCGCCAACGAGCCGTTGATGGCAACGACAGCAGAATTGTTTAACTGAACCGCAGCAACGCTATCGCCGTCTGCCGCAGGCTGTGATCTCGTAAAACTAATAGGACGCATGGTGCGACCCCTCTATAGTAAAAGGGGGCCGTTGCCAGCCCCCCGTTGTTACTGATTACAGCGTCAGGCTCTTGTACAGCGCAATGTACGCAGTCGTAGCACCAATCATCACCGGAATGTAACCGGTCTGATCAGCCACCACACCGGACAGTGCGCTACCGCTCGTCAACTTGGTCGAGCCAATCGTGAGCGTGGTCGCAAGCAGGTTCGTCACCGTGCCCGACGCAGCGCGAAGAACCGTGGCAGAAACGTCGGAGGAAGAAATTGTTCCTGAAACAACGTTGCCTTCAAAACCATTGTTGGACCGTACCGGCCCACTGAAAGAAGTTCTCGCCATTGCAAATTACCTCATGCACAAGTCGCCCATCCGTCTGTGCATCGTCCGCTAGGCCGGTCGAATGGGCTGGTTAAACCTAGTTCACACTTGCTTTGGGTTTTCTCTTAGCGAGCATCTTCGCTCGAAACTCAGGGTCCGCCCAACGCTGCTTCAACAATTCTGCCTTAGCTGCGCGAACCTCAGGCGTGTTGTACGCCCTCGAATACTCCCCTGCTGCCTTACGAGCTTCTTCATTCTCGTAGTACGCTCTAGACTTCTTAGAAGCCTCAGCGCGGCGCTCCGGAGTCGATTTCGCTGCCTTGATGGCAAGCCTAATACTATCTCCTTTCTGTGTCCATAGTCTTTTTGTGGCTTCGCTCTTACGCGCCTTCTCCTCCGGTCTAGCGTGCGCTTCCGCCCGAGACGCTGCCTGCTTCGCTCGGTAGTCCTCGGACTGCCACGCCTCGCGCATCACCACGCTAATCCGGTTACGTACCTCTTCGGTACGGCTCTTCAGAATCGCAGCCCGGAGTTTGGCGCGGTGAGCGGGGTCGGCTTTTAATTTTCTTTGCGACTCAAGAATCCTTGCCCGATGTTCTGGATTCTCCCAAGCTCGTTTAATGATTTTGGTCATCATTTCTCGCCATTCAGGCGTAGAGCATTGTTCGCGTTTTTTTCGCAATCTTTCTTCGCTGTACTTTAATCCAGCGGTGCCTTGGCCTCCTTCGGTAAGATTACAAAGTGAGCCAGTTCGCAGGTCCCGACGCCCGTATTGGGCAATCAAGTCACGCTCCATAGCAAACGCTTCTTCTTCATCCTCCATGTAAGCTGCAATCGTGATCTGCGGAACAAGACCCGCAGCCCGAATCTTATCCAGCACTTTCTGCAAAAATGGATTAACGCACCTGCGTTCCCAGTGATAACTGGCGCGGTCTAAGTCTACGGTGCCTTTGCCAACGTAAATGGGCTGAAGCCCTTTCCCCGGACGGGGATCAAGATAAACGTACACATAAAACTTGCCCGGCTGCTGCATGACTGCCTTCCTGTTTCCAAGTTGGCTAACATCATACAGAGCCGGGCAAGGATTTGTCTAGAGAAAAAATCTCTTACAAATCAAGACCTCAGAGCCCAGCTGTGCCGTAAACGGTGCGGGGATCTGTAAATCCAACCGCATAACGTTCCGTCGATTTAAAGCGGGTGCTGTCGGTCTCGAAGTCGCCTTCCATGCTCTTCTCAAGGCCACGACGCATCATGAGCTTGAGACCTTCCGGCGCGTCCGTCTTCACCCACCAAGCGGTAGTGGAGGTCAAACGCGAGAGGTTGGCCTGACCACCAGCGAGGAGGCCCATCGACTTCACCGGGTTGATGTCGTTGTCGGCGGTGCCCGTACGGAGGACGCTCTTGAGGAGCACTTCCGCTTGGAACACGTTGGACGGCGACACCACGAGCTTCTCCGGGTTCAAACGGATGCGCTTGCCGTTGTTGTCAACAGCGTTGCGGATCTGAATGAGGAGCTGCTCAAGCGAGGTCTGCGAGAGCGCCGCCGGAGTCGTCAGCTGGTTGCTGAACGTGCCGTTGGCAATCGGGTGACTGGTCGAGACGAGGGGCACGCCGTCGCCGCCGTTGAAGCCAGCGGTGAAAGCGCGGTTCAGCACGTTGGCGCAGAGGGTTTCCTTCGTTTCGATCAGCGACTGCGCGAGGTGCTTCGCGTAGGTCTGGCCGATACGGATATGGTCACCATCTTCCACGAGCACCTTCGTGAGCGCGAATGCAAGGCCATAGACCTTGTAGACGTAACGCTGCAAGAAGAGCACGCCACCGGCCTGATACGTGACCGGCATACCGTCCGGAAGTTCCGGAGCAGCGCCGAACCCGTAGAGCACCGGCTCTTCGTGGTAATTGCGGGGAATGCCCTGCTGCTGGACGAAGACTTGCTTCCACTCGTCAGCACGCTGGTCATAAACGCCATCGAAAGCCTCATTGAGAATCGGCTCAACAATGGAACGAAAGTCAGTACTACGCATTGGGACTGCCATGTTCTAGTCCTCCTTAGAATGCGGCCTTGTCAGCGACGTACTGGTGCTCGCTGATCTGGACCTGAACGATGGTGAACGAATCGCCAGCCGTGTTATCCACAGCCGGGGCGATGCTGATGACGCGCAAGACTTTGTTGCCCGAGGTTACGAAGCCCGAACGGTCGAGCTGCGCAAGGGACAAGCCGGTCGTGACGTTGCCCGAATCAGCATTGGCAAAATCAGCCTGATTGCTGATGTTCGTGACCGAAACCGAGCCGTTGGCCTGAATTTCGTACACGATAGCCGGGTCAAGCGTTACGTAGGCAACAATTTCCGTGGCGGCGGTTGAGGCCGTCCACTTGTTGCTCACGCGACGACGCCCGTCGGCATCAGTGAACTCGACGCCCATGAAGGTGCCGATGATGGGGTCAGAATTACCAGCAGCTTCCACGAAGCCATCCGTGTCGAGTTTGACAGGTTGGAACTGGAAGATGTTGGAGGTGTAGCCCGTCTCAATCGTCATAGCGGTCGGTCGAAGAATGCCGCTAGGATGATAGGCAGGCCGGAGACCAAAAGGTGCACTGGTCGATGACATGCGTTAAATCCTCACAAAAAAGATATGTGACTCACATCACTCCCACATTTGTGGGGCGCGACGTGTAGCCGATTCCCGCATCGCCTCAATGCCGTCACCTTCGAGCACATTTGAACCGGACTTCTGAGCCTGATCTTTGAGGAACTCAGCAGTTTCGGCCAGTCGGCTTTCTTCCCGAGCGGGCGCATCAAAGTGCGCTTCCTGCATGTACTTTTTGTACAGCGACAGGGGAAGTTTAAAAGCCAACATCTCGTTGACACCAATAAACCCAATGTACTCGCCAGTTTTCAGCGTGGCATATTCCCAACCGGGAACATCCTCTGGTTTAATCGGCTCATATCCAAGCCGAATTCTGCCCTGTATCGAGTCTCTCGGATTCGTGGTTGTCAACCAGCAAGTGTGATAACCCGGAATCTTCGGCAAATCAGGCAACGCGGCCTGAAAAAATTGCTGACGGAACATTTCAACCCGGTCGTCATCGGAGATATTTCGCTCCTCTACCACTGCGCGATCATACGCAGCACGACTTCCGCGACCTTCGCCTAATGCCTTTTTCAGCCTTTCATCGCTCATAACTCGCTCCCTTGTTTAGCGAGAAGAATTGTTACGGTCATAATCAGCATAACGCTTTATGTACTTTTGGCGCAAGTCTGGGTTATCCCACACCCCTGCGTCGATCAAAGCCTGTTTGCGTTCTGGGCTGATATAGATCTCTTTTCGGGTAGACGGCGCGGCATATTCGCGCTTACCGCCGACCGGGGGTCCACCCCGCTTTTTGGCTTTTGGAGCGTCTTCCACAGTGTCTTCCCCATACCGGTGCGGTAGCCGCTTGGCTACACGATTGTCAAGTTCAATCCAATAATCTTCCGTTGCCGGGTTAAACCCTTCGGAAGCAAGGCGCTTATCAATGGCCTGTACGATGGCCGAGTCTTCGTCGTTACCTTTGGGGTCGTACCAATTGTTGGCACCGATCCACTCTTTGGCATACGCCGCGACACGCGGGTCTGGACCTTCTTTGCGCGGTTGAACTTGAGTTTGCGCCTTGAGGCTCTCCAACTGCTTGCGACGATCCATGAGCTGGTCACGGATGGCAAGTGCCTTGGCCACATCTTCGCCCTGACCTTGTTCGATGGCCTTGGCAATGATGCGGTCTACGGTATGGATTTCAGCGCTGGTTTCGTTGAGTCGCTGGTCCGCAGCCTGTTGGTCGTATTCGGTCGTGCGCTTTTCAACGGCTTGCAAGCGGCGTTTGAACTCATCATTCTCTGCCCGCAGGAAAGCCAATTCGCGCTCTTTGTGTTCAATCGCAGCACGGCGACGGAACTTACGCTGCTGGCGCTGCTGACGCTTCTCCTCAGGAGTTAGCGCTTTACGACCACTAGGTTCCTCTTCGGGTTCCTCGTTGTCCGCATCAGCCAGCCGCTCATCGGATTCATCTTCCGCCGAAGCCTCTGCTTCTAGAGCCTCTTCCTCTGGCTCAGGCGGGGTTTCTGTAACTACGTATTCCTCTTGAGAGGCGTCGTCGTTCTCTGTCAGTTTTTCATTACTCATGGTTTAGCCCTCAGATAAACGCTTTGATGGCAAGCGGGTCACCCACTACGCCACCCACGATGTCTAGGTCATTGAAGATTACGAAAAGCGCCTCTTCGTCACTACCGAAGGGGACCTTCCACCGATCTCCGCCGTACTTGGGAACGCGAACGTAATCGCCCGGTTTGCACCAAGATCCTTCCGGCCAAGACTCCATCGTGTTGCGATTCTTAAAGGCCAACGGCCCAAGGCTTACGACCTTGGCAATCTGGGTATTCCAGATCTCCGTCTCTCGCGTTTCGGTGTGCAGAATAATTCCGCCTTCGGACGTACGCTTTGCTGTACGAATCTGCACTAAAACACGCGAACCAAATGGAATCAAACCCGGCTCTACACTAGGAAAAGCCTGTTCTAACGTAGCCATTAAATATCCTCTAGGTCGTCTTCTTCTGCTTGTAGAAGTCGATCAATGTAAGTTAACGCGGCCTGCAACCCGGCGTAAGTGCCCACTGCCTTGCCATACTCAAACGAAGCATCCTTACCCTCAAGCTGCCGCTTCATCGCGTCGTGTGCGACACGAGCCTTGGCCCGCTCCAATTCATCAATGATGCGTTCAATCATGCGTTCTTTTTACCCTTTGACATTAGCGCGGGCGTTGCCTTGGGGTCGCCCTTTACCCCTTTGGTCCCTTCGACCATGCCCTTCTTCGGGCCACCGTTCTTCATCTTCTGCCCATCGACGGACATTCCCATCGCGAGCATCTTGTGTTGGTTCATGTAATCGTTTGCCATAAATCACCCTTAAGGATTGATACCCGTACCTGTTGAAACACCGACCTTTTCACCCGTGATGGCTTCCATCGCAGCGATCTGCTTGGCCGTATCGTTGTCTTCACGATTCGTAACCAGCTTGACGTTAAGTTCCGCTGCCTGACGTTTGTCGAGTCGGTCCTGTTTAAGCGCTTCACGCTGCATGTTGTCTTGCGCACGTTGCTGAGTTTGAACTTCCTCGCGCTGAAGTTTGGCTTGCGCGAGCTGCAACTCCGCCTGCTTGACCTGAATGTTCGCTTGATCCGCCGCAGCCTTGCGCTGCACATCGGCCATTTGAGCGGCGACTTTCGGATCTTGCGGCGCATTCATGCCCTGCATCTCTTGGAGCATTCCAATGGCCTGCTGGACAATCTGCGGAATCGCTGAGAACGCTTCTTGCGCATCCGGTACGACACGCTGAGAAGCCGCCGCCAGCATCTGGTCAAATGAGCGTTTGACCTCTTTGTCCTTCACTTTTTGGAACTCGGAAATATCTCGCCCCGCAGCAGCCGAGGCCACCTCAAATATATGGGTCGCGTACCAAAGAGCAATATGCTCCTTGATGTGATTAAGAATTGCGGGAATGAATGTCCCCGCTGTGAGCATAGAAGAACCCAGAACGGGGCTCGTGAGATAATCAAGGTGAACTTGCAAGTGCGCAAGATGGTCTTGTTCTGGGAACGCGCTAACCGGACGCCCCAATGTCGCAGCCACGTTTTCATTGACGGCATTCAACTCCTTCGGGGTCGGAGCAGGCAGTAGTAGTTCCTTGGGGTTCGGAACGCGCAATTGATTGAGAATGCGCTCCTCTACCTTGCGGATGTCATAGACCTGAGGCAGTGCGAGCGCACGCTGGGCAATCGCTTGAACCTGAGCGTAACGCTGGGCCTCGGAGAAGATGTTGGGGTCAGAGACCGGCACCACATCCATCGGGCCGTCAAAGTCTGAACGCTTGACGAGCAGTTCACCCGTCTCGTTCTTGACCTCTTCGTCCTCAAGGTACATCTGATTGAGCCGGTGCAGCACTTTAAGCGTGCGACCCATGGCGTCATGCAATCGCGCATGAATCGCAGAAAACACCGCCATGCCCTGCTCGATGCGGGCCAACTGCGTCCCGACCGGCATGTTGCCTTGGTTCTCAGAGATGTCTTCAAGCGTAGTCCGTACGACGCCCTTGCCTGCTTCAACCAAGAAGCCAAGCAACTGCATCAAGGTCTGTGAAGGCTGGTTGAACGGAATCGGCATCGCAATCTTTCGGATGTCGTCCGAGAACGCGCCGCCTTCGATCTCCTTCACCTCGGTCGGATCAATACGCTCGGACTGACCGCCTTCGCGACCACCCTTGAGCTTCAACATGCCCGGGAAGTTCGCAATGTGCGCAGAGTCCAAAAGCGCTCTCAGTGCACCCGTCGCCGCAGCCGAAATACCGCCAATCATCTGCGGGATGCCAATGGGGTACGCCCCGCGCCACGGGACGAAGGGGAACTCAATGATCCACTGCATCTCCTCCATGGTCGGGTCTTCTTCCCGCCAGTTTCGGTAGATGGAGAGAACCTTGCCCGTGATCTTGTCAATGGAAATGATGTACGGCGCTAGACCGTATTCCTCTTCCAGATCCGAGATAACGTACACCTCAAAGATCGTGCGTAGGCCATCGTCGTTGTAGGCGTTAGAGTTACGACCTTCAATCTTGTTGTTGGCCGTTTCGGACTTTGAGTACTCCGGCTCAACCGACGCCACCGGAAGATCCACATCCCGGTACATCCCCGAACGCACACGCTGGAGATACTCAATCTCGGTCACGTACTGGACGTGCGTCTTGCGCTCAGCAGAATAAAAATTCGTTGCCGCAAAGGGCAGATAAACATCATCAATCGCAACATAAAGCGGAACCGGGCGCTTCTTGTTCGCGTCCCACGAGAGCTTCATGTACTGCGCACCGCCAAGCGGTACCTGAGTCAGAAGTTGCTCCAACTCCGCCCGGAACTCGGGCATCTGCTGCGTCAACTGCCAGTTGAGATACTTTGTCTTACGCTGCGCTTTGGCTACTTTGTCAGCGGTGGCTTCACCAAAGATGTAATCCTTCGCAGGACCCTCAGGAGGGAAAAGTTCCTTGATGGCCCTTGCCGAGAAGTCCACGCAGACCTCGGTGAGCATTGGGTGCACGACTTTACTTGCGCCCTGAAACGAAGCGCCGCCCGGTGCATCATCTCCAAGTCCCGTCCGTCGTAGTCCCTCTTCATACTGCTCGTCACGCTTTGACCGCGCTTCCTTGTCTTTGGCTATTTGACCCAGCAAATCCTGCGCAACCGAATCCATGTCCGCTTCGGGCATCGACTCAGCAAGGTTCGCATAGAACTCAGACTCCGCCGCCGGAGCCGTCTCTTCACCAAAGCGGACAATGGCACCGCCGTCCTCGGTGTCTTCTACGTCAGACTCTTCATCCTCGGGAATCTCCAAAAGCTCACCCAGTTCTTCACCGGCTTCTTCGGTCGGATCTTCCATTTCTTCAGACGCCATACGGATTTACCCTCGGACGCGCATTGACAATGAGCCTCGGCTGCAACGGCTTGGGCTTGCTCACACTTATCATATCCTTGTCGGCTAG